TCTGCAATGTATATACATTAACCGACTGCCATGTAGGCATGCGGGCCTGGGCCAAAGAGACAGGCGCTGCCTGGGATCTGGACATCGCAGAGGCAACGCTTGTCGGCGCGTTTCAGCACATGGTCCGGTCATCGCCCAAAGCCGATAGATGCGTAGTAGCGCAGCTAGGCGATTTTCTGCACTTCGACAGCTTGATTGCAGAAACTCCAGGGCACAAGCACCCGCTTGATGCGGACAGCCGGTACTCCAAAGTGGTGCGTGTTGCGATTCGGACTCTTCGGGCAACAGTTGACGACGCTTTGCAACATCACCGGCATGTCGAGGTTCTGATAGCCGAAGGAAACCACGACTTAGCCGGCAGCGTGTGGCTGCGGCAGATGTTCGCGCTGCTGTATGAGCGAGAGCCCCGCGTGACTGTGATCGACAGCGAGCTCCCGTACTACGTTGTCAGGCACGGCACGACGATGATCGGCTGGCACCACGGGCACCTGAAGAAGTTTGCTGCTCTGCCGGGTGTGTTCGCCGCGTCCTTCGCTACCGACTGGGGCGCGACGACGAAGCGGTACATTCACACCGGCCACATGCACCACAGGCACGAGATCGAGGGCAGCGGCGCCACCCTGGTGCAGCACCCAACACTGGCCGCGCGTGACGCCTATGCGGCCCGTGGCGGATGGATCAGCGAGCGCCAGGTCACCGCCATCACATACTCGGCCCGCTACGGCGAGGTGGCGCGGAACACCGTGACGCCTGAGATGCTGAGCTAGCCGCACGGCGTGTCGCATGCGCTGCTAACCCGTTGATTCTATTGAGTGAGATTGTTGAGTTTTTGACGCTAGCAGCGTGTCCGAAAAACGCATATTCTTTCGGGCAATCAACGGCTTAGGCTAGATTTCATCTTGTGCGCCCGCTATATCTGCCGCACCTATGAGCGTGCGGGAAAAACACCGGGATCGTGCGGCATGCGGCACATGCTATGGCTGCTGCTTCGGCTTGCTGCGCTGCACTAATCGCTCAACGTACCGATGCAGCTTGTCTCTGTCCCCGGGGTAGATGTGCACGGTTACCGCCACGCGCCCGGCTTCCTTGTGCCGGGCGCGCTCGGCCGCTTTTCGTTCTGCGGCCGGCGATGTCATGCCGCAGCCTTTTCCTTGCGGTGGGCGTACCAGCCACGCGGGGCCTTCTCATTCCAAGTGCCATGCGCGGCCAAGTAGTCGTTCATCTTCTTGCTGATCTCGTTGATCTCGTCGTGCCCGGCCTGGGAGTCGGCGCATAGTGCGGCCGGCTCAATGTGGCCGGTACTGGTCTTGCCGGTGTCGTCCCACTTCACGGTGCCGGTGTAGAACCAGTAATCGCGCGAGTAGCCTTCTTGCGGTCGGTCGGTCTTGTGACCAATGCCCGTGATTTCGATGATCTGGCCACCCATGCGGTTGAACACTGCTGTCGGCTTGAAATTGAGCTTCATTCGGTTTTCCTGTTGGTTCGCCATCAACGCGATGGCAGGGCCATTATAGCATGTGTGACACGTCACGTCAAGAGGGATAATTCTGCAAAACTCTAACCGACCCTCACCCGCGTAGGCGCACTGCCACGAGCGTCTTTGTACTTCGCCGTCATCTCCGGTGCCGTGTGCCCCAGCAGCGCCTGCACATCAACCCCGCCCTGCTCGCGATACAGCCGCGCAGCCAGCGAGCGCAATTCGTGAAACGTGGTCGTGGCTCGCGGAGGCCACGGGGCCAATCCCTGCGCTTGTGCTGGCGTCGGGCTGCGTTCATGCCCCCAACTACGCTAACAACCCACCCCTTGCCGGCGTGGCATTCGTCAGCCGTCGCGCATCCTCACGAACGCACCACGAATGACCCACACGCTCCGGTGCAGGGTGTATCTCGCCACGCTCGCGCCACTGCCGCAGAACGTAGGCGCTGGGTTCGGGGCTGTATAGGCGAGCGGCCCAGGCGGACATGGGGATGGTCTTCACGACTCACCCCCTGCGCTACCCTCAAAATTGCTCATCGAACCCCCCACTGCTTGTGCTGCTGTACCGTCAATTCCCAACGATGGCCGCGCTCATAGGCCGCATGGACGGCAGCGATGGTGGCGGCAGTGTTGGGGCCGGCGGCCCCCCACCAGGGCATCAAGTAGTAGTTCCAGAACTTCGTGGTGCTGTGCCACTCGTCCAGTTCTTCGGCAGACTGCCCGGTATAGACCAACTTCAGTTCCTGCCCGAAGTCCTGTCGCGTGGCTTCGCGTGTGGCTTTCGGGCTGACCGTCAACCAGTCCCACGGGCACGGAACGATTCGGGTGCCGGCGGTCTGGATGTTCAACTGCATTCCGCGCGCACGCACTTCGCCGGCCAGGAAGTTGAAGGCGTCAAACTGGTCGGTCGGCTCGCCGCCTGTGATGCTGACCCAGCCACCGACGCCCACGGCGGACAGCGCCTCGTCGGCCAGCGCACTGATGTCCTCAACAACCTGGCGCGACTTCCAGTCGGTGTCGCAAGTGTTGTTGTTGACCGGATGCATCGGGCAGGCGGAAACAGAACATCCAGCGAACCGGATGAAGTGCATGCGCTTGCCGGCAAGATGCCCCTCGCCCTGCAAGCTGGTGAACGTCTCAGCAATGCGCAGCTTCATACGGCGAGCCCCTTGCATGAATAGCACTCGCCGCAGCGTTGGCCAGATGCCGTTGGTGTGTAGCAAGTCCAAGTCTCAGGCAGTCCGCACTCGCGGGCCTCTGTCACGATCTGCGCCTTGGTCATCGTCAGCAGCGGGGCCGAGACGCGAACACCGTAGGCCCCGCTCAGTGCCTCGCTCATAGCCTTGATGAATTCTGGCCGGCAGTCAGGGAAACGCTGCGCATCGCTGAAGTTGCACCCGATGACCACGCTGCCAATGCCGCGTGCTTGTGCGATGGCCGCTGCTACCGTCAGAAGCACCGCGTTGCGCCCCGCAAACACTACGTCGTTGATGCGCGGCATTGCGGACAAAGACTGCCGCTCAAACGGGACAGCGAAACACTCCGCAAGCCGCGCAGCGTAGGTAAGCTCGATGGCGTGCGGCTGGCCGTAGTCAAACCCCACCGCAAGGTCAGCGCCATAGCGTGCCAAGCAGAGGGCTGAGTCCATTCCGCCGGAAAGTAGGATCAGACTCAAATCAGACTCCCTTGGTCGGAAAACTGGAACTCGGGAACGATGAACCCCCAGCGCGCGGGCGCGTTGTGCGCCTCGATGCGACTGCGCATTACTGCAGCGCGAGCCTCTTTGGTCGGCGGCATGTAGTTGCCTTTCCAGGCTTGGTCGATGCCGACATTCCTGGCGATGTTTGTGCTGTCGGCGCTGGCAAACGGCAGTCGCGTGAATACCTCGGGGTTCAGCATGCGTAGGCCGTGCAACTTCACCAGCGGTTGACCGTCGTCGTTGCAGACAACCCGCATGGCGCGCGCGATCTGGCCCCACCACGCGACCGTACCGATGGATGCGAACTCGCCGGAACTTCCAATGCACACGCGAGGCCAGGCGCTCGCCAAGCGCTCCAGGCGATCCAGGCTTTCGTGCATGTGCCACACGGGAGCTCCGAACCACTTGGGAAGCGGCCATTCGGCAAGCAGTGCATCGTTGTCGGCTTCGGCGCCGTCGATCACGTCAGGGACCACCGCGAAGTCGCAGCAAGGAATCAATTTGCAGGCGGCGGCCCATTCGTAGAATCTGCGCCAGCACTGCACCGGCTCCCCGCGTTTCCAAGCGGAAAACGCACCGTTGTCAACGGCGAAGCTCTGGCAGCACTCGACTGCAAGGCCAAGCGGTTGTGGGTCATAGAACGACACAAACGCATGACCGCCATCAACAGCGTGGCGCGCTGCGGTTTGCGGGTTGATCGGTAGGCCGTGGTAGTGGATCACGACTCACCCCCTGCGATACCTGCGCGGATGAGATTGGCAAACTCTAAGGCAGTGCAGGAGCCATCAATTTCCCATGCGTCCGCGCACACCTTCGCGCACAGCTCCCGTTCCGCAGCCACTGCATCGGCCTCGCGAGCGGCGGCGTAGGCGTGCATCTGGTCGGCGGTGAACCACACAAGCAATTCCTTGCCGCCGTGCGGGTCCATCTCGCCAAGATCGCGGTACGGGTTGACTTCTTGCATCGCGGGCTCTGGCAGCGGAATAGGTATCGGCATTAGTCATCCCTCCAGCGGAGTTTCCCGCCAATCAAGTCGCTATCGGTCGGCAGCACCGCTCGCCCTGGTCTGTTGTGCCACAGGTGCGCGGGTCCGCCGGCATCCGTCTTATCCACTCGGAACCCGGCTGCACGCAAACTGGCACCGCTTTCCGTCGCCAGCGTGTATGTGATGACTGGACGCCTACCCATTGCCCTAGCTGCGCGTCTGGCTGTGCCGTATAGCATGCTGCAGGCATTACGGGTGCCATCAGTGCATACCCGTCGAATCTCAGCAAGCACGCCGTCTTGCAGCGCTGGAGCCGCTGGGTTACCAATGATGGCAACGCCCCGAAGCACACCGTCAGCATCAGCGACACCGACCGAAAACAGCGCGCCCGGCAGTTTTCCATTGTGTCGATGCAGGCGGCGCACATAGTCATTTGCCTGCTCCAAAGTTACGGGCACAACATGAAGCATCAGATCGTCCTCTGCGTGGGCTCTGGCAGCGGGATCACTTGGCACCCCCGATCTGCGCGGCTGCGCCAATGCCGTGGGCGGCTTCGATGGCGCGAGCGAAACATTCCAGTGATTCTTCCGAATCAGAATACGCCCCCCACTTGATGTGGTCGCACGCGATTTGATCTATCTGATCGCTTGTCAGCGGCTGCGCCACCCGCTGCGGGGTGGTGTAGAGCGGGGTCCAAAACGGCATCACGTCACCGGTTGGCTTTTCAGCGCGCAATCC